AAAGAAGCTCATGTTCAAAGGATCGAGACTGGAGGGACTGCTCGAGGAGTACCTGATGTTAATGTCTGCCATGCAGGAAAAGAAGTCTGGATCGAACTGAAATCAATCAAAGGGAACAAATTAACTCTGACTGAGTTTCAGATTGTCTGGATGCATAACAGAAACATAAGCGGAGGGAACTGTTTCATCCTAGTAAAGAAAGACAAAGAGCTACGAGCATTCGATATTTCCGAGTATGAACTAGAAGAGTTTTTAGAAGGAAAAGTGAATTGGAACAGTGACTTACACGTTAGTCTTAGTCCTCCTTACGAATGGGAGACGCTGTTTAAATTCATTTTTTAGTGCTTTACTTTCTAAACGTCGGCGGTTAAGGTATTAAAAGTAGCGCGGCATACCGCCTACCAAAGAAAGTAGAACTGAAATAAGGAGGCCAATTATGGCAGCAGCAGTAGAAACGATGGCGTACTCAGGAGAAGTACCATGGCACCGCGAAGGTGTTGCAGTACAACCTGACCTAACGCCATATGAAATGATGGAAGCGGCAGAGCTTGACTGGACTGTTACTAAACGTAACACTTGGACGTCAGCGATTCCTATGAATCAATACAAGCCTGACGAGGACGGCAACATCGCGTTGCAACTTCTACCTAACCCTGATCGCTTTGACCTAGTACGCGACTCAGATAACTCAATACTTGGTTCGTGCGGTAGCGACTACCAACCCATACAAAACGAGCGTATCTTCGATTTCTTTCAGAAGTTTTCTAAGCACGCCGACATTACTATGGAAACGGCGGGTAGCTTAAAGAACGGCCAGAGCATATGGGGTCTTGCGCGTATTAATGACGCGTACGAACTTACCGGCGGCGATGAAATGAACAGTTTTGTACTGTTTCATCAACCGCACCAACCAGGACATTCCATGAACATACGAGGAACGGAAGTTCGTGTTGTGTGCAACAACACATTGCAGATGGCAATGCGTAGCCAAGCACAAAACGAGTTTCGTATGTCACACCGTTCTGTATTTGACGAAGTACGAGAGGCCGAAGCTCTTAAAACGATGGGCGTTATACAAGATATGCGTACCGAGTTTAAAGATGCTGTGAAGTTTCTTTCTACCAAGAAAGCTACGGAAGGTCAGGTACTTGAGTTCATCACTAAACTACAGCAGCCTACATTGTACAAAGAGTACGCTGAGCAACAACGGCTCAGAGAAGAAGGCAAGAAGATTGGCGAGCCTATCCTCTTACGCGAACAGTTTAGTAAATACGCTGAACTAACTCGACGTTCACTTGAAGAATCTCCTGGAGCGCAACTGAAATCTGCCAAGGGCACTTGGTGGGGCGCACTAAACGCGGTTACATTTATTGAAGATCACCAGCGCGGTGGCGACAATAAAGTATACAACGCGATGTTCGGAGATGCTTCTAACCGCAAAACGAAAGCGTTGAACTTGGCTCTTGAATACGCGAGGGCAGCGTAGTGGGAAGAGTTCAGAAGTTAAAGAACGCAATTGTTGTAGACGGAGACACCATCAGCAAGGTCTGGTGGTGTCTCAACCAACTAGCAGATCCTGATCTGCTAGACAACCCACTCTCAGAGTTTGAAGAGCTACAGAACCTTGGTCGAGACCTTTCTCGCAACGTAGCTATAAAGATGAAACTACAAGAGTGCGAACTATCCGAGGATGTAGTCCGATTTTGTGACGAACTGTCTCTCGAAGAGTTCAATCAGACAGGAGATGCGAATGAGTGACGACGACTTCGAGCTAGATTATAGCCACGATATTCCCACAGACATCAGAGGTAAAACCCAAGTTCCTTGGGAAAAATTTGATGCTCCGAGAGAAGAGAAAGGCAAAAAAGTTTACGCTTCGAAATTTTTCATACCTGACGACAACCCTGACGATAATGCTAAAAAGCTCAAGAATCGTTTAGACCAGTCGTTTAGAGGATTTTCTAAAAAACAAACCCCCGAATGGAAATTCACGGCGCGTGTTAAGCTCGAGAATGAAGTGAGTGGGGTTAGGATATGGAGGATCGAATGACCGATAATAAAGATGAAATTGACGTAATCGGCGAGCTTATGGCGATGGCTGTAGAGCTTGGGACTACGGCAGAGCGATTAGATCACTACTGTGAACAGTTGAAGGTTCTTGAAAAACGAACGTCAGATCTTCTGGCACTAGTAGCAGAAAATACACTTGCGCCTGAGACAGGAGAGTTTTTCGACACAGGTGAACCAACAAGTGCTTACGTTAACCAAGACCCTGATCTAAAGAATAGGCACTAGTGTTCTTAGTGCTTTACTTTCGTAACGTCCTGCGTTACGCTAGTTGTTCCTACTTAGTAGGCAGAAAGAAGAATGGCTGATAGAAAGGAGAACCCATATGGCCTTAGCAAAGAAGGTAGCGAAAGCTACGACGAAGAAACCTACTGTCGTTAAGACAGTATCGAAAACACCCGCACCTGTTGTGAGTGTGCCTCTACCTGAGGCATCTACTCGTGGCAGAGCGAGGAAGTTGTACAAGAAGACAACTAAGTCTATAAAAGATGTCGATAAGAAAACCCCACAGTTTCGTGGCTTGGGGAATGCCTTAGAGGATATCGAAAGCAAGGAATTTGATAGACAATCATTTCCTATATCGCAACTTGTTGATCTCGCGGTTGAGGAGGGTCACTTAGATATGGCCCGTACCAAAAACCCCGAGAAACAGAAGAAGCGTATTGCTAACGAGTACACAAAAGACTTGTTGGCAGAGGGGCTCATAGAGCTTGTATAGACTAAACGGGAGGCTTCGGCCTCCCAAGTTTTCGGAGAAAAGTATGAGAAAGAGTACAAGTTACCGAATTAAATCGGTCAAGGAAGCGGGAAACAGAACAACAGATCCCGACATGAAAAAATACTGGGCAGACGTAGAGTCTTACCTAAGAACAGGATATTGGAGACGTGATGAAGTGTTAGGAACTCCAATAGCAGGTCGACTATGAAAGCAAGAATAGTTGATGACGGTTCGCTCGATACCATAGTCGAGTACAACGGAACAAAAAGAAGGTACAGCACAGACTATAGAAACTCCTTCGAGTCAGACGGAGAATTTCTACAGAGTACGTTCAATGATTTTTACGACGCAGAAGGCGAGGAGCTAGACATACTTTATGAATTAATGGATGGCGACGCAACAATATGTCCTGACCAGAAATGCGGAGAGTGGTTTAGTTTTGATAGACCTGATGAAGAGAAGTACAACGCGGTACAGTGTGACAAGTGCGGATGGTTCATGTTATTAACCAGGAAACTTCCTGAGATCCCACCGAACTTGCACCGACGGATAGTAGTAGACGCGGAGACAATGTATTAGACCGAAGCTACACCTTAGCTTTGTTAGCACGTACCCGTCCGTGTGGTCGAAGACGGGCCTATCAATTCCAATGCAGGGGAAATATGGATATAGAAATTAGAAAGAATGTACCGATTCCAAACTCACGTGAGGGAGGATCGCTTCCTCCAGGACGCAGCAAGTCTAAATTACGAATCGCTGTTGAACAATTAGAGGTTGGTGACTCGTTTGAAATGGGACCGTATACCAGCCGTAAAGTTGCGGAAAAAATGAGAGCGAAAGTTATTCGATGTATGGTGCACCACAAGCGTCGCCCTAATTCGAAAGACGTCAGACACAAAAAATTAGCCACTCGGCTAAGACAAGATGAAGATAATGGCCAGTTTTATCTAGGGGCATGGAGAACTCAATGAAGAGAACAGAACAGGCGATTCGTGACTATATAGATCAGCATCAAGAGGAACTCAAACAACGAGTGATTAACATATTTATCGCAGAAATAGCAAACTCTGTGTTCTTTGCCGACCTACAAAACGTGACGATGCCTACATGGTCGCACAAAGTACGCGACGATATAGAAGATTTAGTAAAAGAAATTTTAGACTTTGACGATGACCCCACGGTCTCGGCTTAGTGCTTTACTTTCGGGTAGTCCCTAAGTAAAGTATAAATTGGCGCGGCCTACGGGCCGCAGACTACAACGAGAAAGGAGAAAGTATGAAAACATTTCTTGCAAGTGAGTTTAAGGATCGCATCCTGCGACCTTATTACCTAGAAGCGTGTAACTTTTCGACACACCACACCAGTGCGATGTGCGACTACGGTAGACACGCATTCGAAGCAGTAAGCAGTTACATCCTATCGAAAGATCAGGAAGAGTTCCAGCACATCATGTCAGGTATGTACATGGAAGCCGTGTTCTACAGTATTGTATCGCCTGCCGATATCCTGCCTGACAACAAGGGTATGTCGCTTGTACGAGAGTACAAGATCGGCGGTTCGATAGTCGACCGTCTTAAACACTTTAGCGACTGGCTTTACGCGAAGTCTATAGACACTAATGAACATAACCGTGACCAGTTCAGTGCTTACTACATAGGGTTCAACGAGAAGCTGCAGCAGTCAGGTGTGTTCGACAGTACTTACGATACTCAAGACAAGAGTATCTTCGACCACGAGCCTGAGACCAGTTTGCTAGAAGACGTTGAGAATATGAAGAACCTAGCTGACGAGTTCATGAAAGATGCAGATAAGTTTGTAGAGGAACAGCGTGCCAAGTAGATACAAGATGCTCCCAAACAGAAAAAGGCCGGAACCACCATTCCGGCCACTGCAACGTAAACCACAACCTGAGTGGCAGTCACGAGCCGACTACCCTTCGCGTGAGCCTACGACTCATGCTACGGGGAAAGTCGAATCACGACCGCTTGCGAATGCGACGATTGCACCTGCGTACAACAAAGGCGCGTATCAGGTTATTCCAAACTCAGACATTAAATTCATAGGAAGATAATATGGAAGAAGACCCTAACGGAAGATTCCTGGAACCAGTAAAACTGGAAAACTGTGTAATCTGTAAAGAAGCGATCGAACCCCAACGTACTCCGGAAGGTGACATTTTCTGGACTCACGGGCATAATGCTAGACCCGTGGCAGAAGGACAGTGTTGTGACGATTGCAATTACTCGGTGGTGATACCAGCGAGGCTAAGGGCATAAAGAAGGATCGATGCATCATTGAAGCTGGCGAGTAGTAGCGTCTGTTGGAGATTCCTGCGGTTTATTCATAGCCGTTCTCGCCACCTGACCATCGCAGTATGTTGGTCAAGGAGAAAAAGGAGCGATGAAGTGCGTCTGCATCGGGGAGTAGTCTTACGGTGCGTTTGCTACTCTTGAATTTGACGTGAATCGCTCCGACTACTACACTAGAAACCAGTTCTACTCGATAACTAAAGAGGTAAAAATGGATAGCGAGGAGATAAATAAACAAGTCGAAGAGTTCCTCAAGAAAGGAGGCTCGATCGAAAAGATTCCAGCAGGAGCCAGTACAGAACGTGCGCTGAGTGAGAAGAAAAAGTTATTCGGACTGTCTAGTAGACGACCAGGATTCGACAAGGAGCGACTGGTATTAACACCGAAAGACCAATAACTACAGGTACTCATAATACAGCTGTTGGGACTCGTCGTTTAGTGCTTTACTTTCGGGTAGTCGCTTTTTATAATTAAAATACGCCCCGCGCCCGTAGGCGGGATTACTTAGAAAGATAGAAAGGAAGAAAGAAATGAAAAATGAATATGAACCACTCTCTGTAGAGGGACCAGAACTTATCGAACATTATTTGAATGACGAGTTCTGGGTGTTGAGTGACCCTGAAGATTGGGGGGTTATTGAAAGACCTAAAGAAAAAGAGATTGGCAATCTTAACGCACACGAACTAAGCCCGACCATAGAAGAGTTTGTGGTTGATTTAGCTAATCACGAAAACATTACAGATGTTGATCACAAAAACTTCGGCTTTATCGAAGTAGTTACATTCCACTGGCACGACCCACGAGGAAAAGAATATCCAGGAATGTATTATAAATTCGACGTGTGGACGAACGGTCCCGCCACATACTATGAACCAACACGTTGGTACGATACACCTTATTCAGGATAGAAAGGAGAAAGCAATGGATGAAGAACTAAGAGATATAGTGGATTACAACCACTTGTTCAAACTAGCCGAAGAACGGTTTTACAACAAGATCGCAGACCCAGAAGAAATGTTCGAGTCTTGGGCTCAGTACAACACTAAGATTGACCACCTTGCAGGAGCTTTATTAATTCATATGGATTACGGGTTTCTAGGGTTGATGGAACACAGTTACTGGGTGCTGCTGAGAAGCGGAGAAAACCACACGATTGACAAACACATGTACGAAAACCTAAACGATGTGCTGTGGGAATGTTATTCAGAATCACCTTATAGGGAGGAAGAACATGCCTAGAGAAGAAATCGAATGGGAATGGGAAGAAGCGTTCGACAAGTTCGGATTCGGGGACGGTGACGGTTGGAACGGAACCGATATCGTAGCCGACTTTATTCAGGATAAAGGGTACGAGGTCGAGTGCGACCATTGGGGGATTCATAATTATATGATCTTCGACATCAAACTAAGAGGCGAGTCGATCTTCACCAAAGACGTTGATAAGGGTTACGATAACCCGCACGACTACTTACCTCGAGGCTTGGTCAAGGATTTGGAGGAGAAGTTTAGTGAATAAAAGACACGGATCCCCCCACGATCGAGGATCAGCCGATGCGTATTACCATCGGCCCCCCGACCCTCATTATTACAAAGGCGATAGTTATGCGTCGGATCGAGTCGAGAAGAAAGATATGAGCGACGAACAGAGAGCTGAATATTATCTCGGTTACAACGAAACGACCGACCGTAAGGATTGGGGAGACTTTGATGAAGAATAGGAGCAACGCATAAAAAAGCCCGCTCAGTGGCGGGCTAATCTAGAACCGTGGTTCGCTTTTATCTTTTAGATAATCTTAACTAGATATGGATTACAGTGAGTATCGTCAATTATTCCCGTCATTCGAGTACTACCCGTATCAGGATCGCTCCATATAACAATCTGCCAGTCTCCTGGCTCCCCGTAATCAGTTTCAAACCACTGGGTAACTGGAACCGTTTCCGTAGGCGGTATCATTTCATACAGTGGCTTAATGCCCGAGTTAGTCATTTCAATATACTCACCCCAGTGATCTATTCTAGTACCGTAAGCAGGCGCGTCAGCGGGATAGTCCAAATCTATCAGCTTTAACGACATAGTCTCGGGACGCAGTGGGCTCATTTCGTTAATCGTATTTTCGGGGTTAGCCAAAATATCAATCAACTCCCTACTAAACTTAGTAGTCGTAGTAGGTCTTTCGGAAAACATTTCCATGGTTATATCTTTTAGATCCATTTTTCTACCTTTCTATCTTTCTAAAATCCCGCCCGTCTAAAAGCGGGGCTAAGGTATAGTATAAAGTACCAAAACGCGCATAGTAAAGCACTAAAGTGCTATTGGAAATGGCCGATTTATTACGGTTATTGTTCTATTTAGAAATAAAAACTTTTTTTATTTTTTCAACAGAATTGACTAATAGAGTAATAGAAGTAATAGAATCACGTTGGAAGTCTCGAGAACAGTGGATCTTGGTGAGTGTCAAAAGTAATAGAAAATCTATGAGTTATTAGAAATGAAACAGAGAATAAGTAAGAGAGGGCGTGAGCAAAACATTTCGTTTTTTATATTTTATTTTCATTCTAATATATAGTTCACCCATCGAAACACCTCGGAAGCGTTGGATGAAACACCTACAGTACACTCCCATGACACCTGCTGATGACGGAAACGGTTACGTCGACCCTGATGGTAAGAAGTGGCAACCGCTGAATCCTAAGCAGAAGAAGTTCGCACGAGAGTATCTGAAAGGCCAAAACGCTACAGAAGCAGCGGTGAAAGCGGGTTACACGAAGAACCGCAACGCCGCTAAGAGACAGGGCAGCGTATTACTCAATCACAACCCACTTCTCCGAAATTACCTGATAGAGCAGGAAATGAAAGAGGCAGAAAGAGATAGAGTTTCTATGGAAGGTCATCTTTCCGCTCTTCATGATTTGAGGGAGGAGGCGAGGGGGCAGGGCCAAATCAACGCGGCTATCACAGCCGAGATCCACCGAGGGAAGGTCGGTGGGCTTTACATCGATCGACGCGAGGTCTTGACCGCACAGATCGACGCACTGAGCAAGGACCAGATCCTGGATCGACTGACGCAGCTCATCACGAAACGAGTTCCCCAAACCATCGAGGGAGAGATCACGAACCGACTCGGTTCGAGTGATGTATCGATCGACGGATCGACGGATCGATCGACTATAATGGTTGAGCGATAGACCCGCCGCCACCCTCCCACCCACCCTTATTACTGACAGACGGATCGACGATCGGACTCGGGATCGATCGATCGACTTAGATTGATTGACGGATCGCGCGACCGCGACCCACCCACCCACCACACTTGACGCCACGGCCAGCGATGGACGGACGGACGGACGCCGACCGCTAACAAGGACGCCGACGGGGAGCCACTAACAAGCGACTAGACGGGACGGGACTAACTAACTATTTATTTATTTATTTACTTTATCGCTTGACTTATTAGCCGCCAGACCTCATTATAATAACCAGTTAGGCAATAACGCCTAACTAATTAACTAAATAAGGATTCATTAAATGAATAAGAACTTAAAGAAAGAAGATCAACCGTCAGTCAAAGATGCGATAACTAACATTGAGACTAAGAAGAAAGAAATAGCGGGTGTTGATCTTGACGACATTCTAAACACTGTGCCTAAAGCATCATCCGCTAACCTAGCTCAATGGGTTGGCACTGTGACTTTAGTTGAAGAAAACATACCTTACCTCAAGTCTTTCAAATCTAGCGTCACTCAAAGAAGGTTTCAGCTAGCTATCATTGACTCATTGATTGAAGCTATCAAAGCTGGTAACGGTTCCCACGTTTTTAAATCAACAGTAGACGTTGACCACTTCGACTCTAATCAAGTCTTCAACACATACACCACTAAGTACACCACTAGCACTCACAACAATAACCCTAGTAACACTAGAATGGGCCATCTTTGGGGCGGCCAGTTATTAGGCAATGTTGCATGGAATGGTAAGCAAGCTGCTAAATGGTTAGCGGCTAATGATTTGCCTGATACTGTGGCCTTCTTTAAGGTAACTAAATAGTTAACTAACTAGTTAGCTAACACTAAGCCCACTTCGGTGGGCTTTTTTATGTCTAAAATTAGTGCTTGACTAGCCTAGCTAAATATGATATTGGGGCGGCTCGCTAAATTAGGGGTATACCCCCTATTGACTTTCCCGCTCCCGCCCACCCACCACTACCTGATTCCCGACTCTTTTTCCGCTGTACTTTTGCTATAGGTTCCCTACTCAAAAATTTTTCGCAATGTGTATTGGGACTCCGGCCTTGAAAATTTTCGCCAAATTTTTTTAGGCTGTTGCGTGGTATGCTATCTGGGAGTTACGATTGGCCCCACTATGATAATCGAATCAGTCGCCGCCGCCGGTGCAATTCTATCCACGATCTCCACTGCCATTAACAAACTAAACGAAGTTGGCGACGGAGCAGCTAAAGCCGTTGAGTTAATGCAAGGGTTCTCTGACGCCTTGGATTCTTTCGAACGCGAGAAGAAAGATTCGGTTATTAGTAACCTTAGTTCGCAGGAGCTTCTGAAATTGGAATCAATAAAACATAGACGTGATCAGTGGGAGAAGTCACTCCACGATATGCTCGTGATTCACGATCCGGCATTGTTACAACGCTGGGACGAGGCTAAGGCAAGACAAAAAGCAGCTCATAAACGACAGATGGAAGCTATCAAAGCTAGGGCCGCTGCCCGAAAGAAAATGATTCGACAGATATGGTTGATTATGGGAGTAACAGCAATAGGGTTACTTTGTGCATTTATATTAATTGGAGGGATCATACTGATCTTTAAATAATGGACGTAGGAG